TCACACATCACAAAACGGTAAAATGTATGCGATTTTAACTGCTTATGACGCTGCTCTTGGTGCCACGATTGATGACGTTGAAAAGACGTTGATCCAACTGGACATAAAGGAGAAGTAGTATGCTTAGTTTACTTGGATCACTCTTGGGTTTTGGGACCAGCTTCCTGCCTAAAGTCATGGATTTCTTCCAGGATCGTGCTGATAAGAAGCACGAATTAGCGGTGATGACTAAGGCGGCAGAAATCCAACTGGATAGGACTGCGATAGATGCGAACATTAGAGAAGTTGAGACTATACACGAACACGATGCCTCTCTTGACGGGGGTGGCTTCATTAACGCTCTCCGTGCTAGTGTACGTCCTGTTATCACTTATCTGTTTATGGCCTTATTTATAGGGGTTGAAGTTACTACATATATGCTCCTATTGGACAAAGGTATTGAGCCAGGGGATGCACTTATTAATGTTTGGAACGATGAAGTTATGGCTATGTGGGCCGCAATCTTGGCCTTCTGGTTTGGTGGTAGGCAGTTTAGGAAGTGAGAACTAATGCAGAAGGTATTAAGTTGGTTAGTGATTTTGAGGGATTTCGTCCTCAAGTTTATAGAGACAGTGGTGGGATTCCTACTATTGGTTACGGTTCTTGTTTTACTCCTAATGGCTCTAGGGTTACAATGGATCATGGAGAAATTACACACGAAACAGCAATTAGTTATCTTGAGTTCGGCCTACAAACGGCTGAACAAGCGATTGGACGATTGGTTAGTACCCCTCTGACACACAACCAATTCTCAGCTTTAACATCGTTTGTGTACAATGTTGGATCAGGGAACTTCCAAAGAAGCACCATGAGAATGAAAATAAACAGAGGAAGTTTTGTGGATGCTAGTAACGAGTTCTGGAAGTGGCGTAGAGCCGCTGGTAGAATACTAAAGGGTTTGGTGAGGCGTAGAGAAGCAGAGCGTAGGCTGTTCACAAAGAAGGATATATAGAATGAGTTTTCGTACAGTTATAGATAGTGTGCTTACTAGGATGCGAGAGGACACCATAGGTTCCGACTGGACAAGCATCCTGTCTACTTCCTCAGAGACTGATGATTATCAGAAACTTATCGGTGAGTTAGTCAACGAGACTAAGTACTACATAGAGGACGCCTGGAATTGGGGTGTTCTAAGGACTATTGAGACAGTAACCACTGTAGCATCTACGGCTACCTATGACATGTCCGGTCTGGATAATAGGTCCCGTATCCTGCAGGTTATCGACAACACTAACGACCATCAATTGTCTCAGATTGGTGATAATGACTTTTATCATTTCACTTATGTAGGTACTACCCAAACTGGACAACCGACACATTTTAGACTTATTGATAACGACATATCGTTCTATCCCACCCCTGATGCGGTATATGACATTAAAGTTCACGCTATACAACCTCAGGATAGTCGTACACTAGCCGCAGACACCTTTAGTATTCCTGAACATTTAGTGATCCTAGGTGCTTATGCTCTGGCTCTTAATGAGCGAGGTGAGGATGGTGGTACTTTAAGTGACGTAGCTGCGACTAGGTTCGCCACTGCACTTACCGATGCTATTTCACATGATGAACTTCGGACTGTAGACGAGATAACTTGGTATGCCAGCTAAACCCACTACACCAGTAGTACTTAAGGGTCTAGGGTCTAAGGGACTTAATACACAATCTCAGAGTGCAACCCTATCCCCTGAGTGGCTTACTGTGGCTGAAAATGTAGTCTATGATCTTCAGGGTCGAATGGGGCCTCGTCAGGGTGCTAAACAGATTAGCAAGACCTTAGCTTCCTCAATCAAGTCCTTTGGTAACTACATTAAGTCAGATCGCACCAGAGAATTCTATGGTGGTTCAGGTGCCACTATAGTAAAACTGGACACAACGGTAACACCTAATAGTCTAACTACACAGTCCTTCGCAGGTACACCTCAAACCATTACCGATAGTAATTGGCAATGGATTAATTTCAATGATGAGTTCTGGGGTATACAAAGTGGACATAAGGTAATTAACTACGATGGAACTTCTTGGTACGATATTGATGATCTTAGTGCTTACGTTGCTGCTTCTGGAGTAACTACCTTTGACCCCTCATGTGGACTTGGTGACTTTGGTCGTATGTGGTACGGAGGTATTACTGAGGACGTAGGTACATTATACTACTCAGATAATCTCATTGGTGAGAAGTTGAACACCGGGGCTGCAGGTTCACTTGACCTTAAGACTGTGTGGGGTAACGATGAGATAATTGGTCTAGCTTCCCTTGAGGACAAGATCATTATCTTTGGTAAACAAAACATAGCTATCTACACAGGGGCCAATAATCCCTCGACAATGGTCCTTGATGACCTCATAAGGGACACTGGTCTCGCAGGTAGGGACAACATAGTCTACGTTGGGACCGACATCTACTTCCTTAGTTATGAGGGTCTTAAGTCCATAAAGCGTATCACTCAGACTGACGGTAAGTCTCCAATTGAGGATGTGTCGATAGCAGTAAGGAATGACTTAACGAGACTTATTGCCAAAGCGGACTTAGATACCGTAAAGAGTATCTACTACCAAAAGGAAGGTTTTGTTTTGACCTTCATGCCGGGATATAGCAGAACGTATTGTTTTGACTTTTCCTCTGGAAAAGGGTTGCCACGAATAACCACTTGGACCTTTACTGATGATCCTTTGTGTGGTGTCTCGACTATTGACGGTAAACTCTATATGGGTATCTCAGACTCCATAACTGAGTACGATGGTTATTATGACGTAACTATTGCAGATGTTACGGGGGCCTATGGTTCTGAGGGAGTTTGTGTAGCAGCTAGTAACACATGGGAAACATCTACTTGCTGGAGCTACACCAACAACGACTACAACTGGACCTTTCAGTCTCCCTGGATGGACTTTGGTGATCAAGTTTTTGCTAAGATACTCAAGAGGGGTCTATTCACAGTTACTGGTGGTCAAGGTGCTGCCTCAACGATTACTATCGCTAAGGACTACGAGGAGGACTCGACGTACTCTAAGACCTTTAACTTAGTGACCGACGCAATTACGTATCTTTGGGGTAGTGCGGCCTCACTATACGGTGCAGCTAAGTATGCACCTGCAGACGGACCAAAGGAGTACACATTACCTTTGGCACGTACAGGTAAAGTCATTAGACTTAAGATGGTTACTGAAGTTTCGGGGAATTACTCGAGTTTAGTGAATACTACATTTTTGACCAAACAAGGTAAAATTAGGTAAATAGGAAGAGGAAGTTATTATGGCAGATTGGTGGGACGTAGCTGGACAGGTAATTGGAGGTGGATTAAGTTGGCTTGGTGCTAGGGACAACGCCGATGCGGCTCTACAGGCCTCTCAACAGTCAGCCGATGCGATTACGGCTGCAGCCAGAGAGGCGACGAGGGCTGCTGAACCTTGGTCCATAGGTAGCCTTGGTGGTACGGCTCAGTTCGATGATGACACGGGTACTGGCTTACTGAACTTGTCCCCTGAGTTAGCCCAGGTGTACCAAGGTGCCTTAACTCGTAGTGGTCTATGGGGAGAACAAGCTCTTAAATATGGGCTAGACCCTTTTGAAGCTGCCAATACTTTTTATAATCAACAACAAGAGTACTATCAACCTCAGGAAGACAAACTACGTACTGACTTGGAGACACGTTTGTTGGCCCAAGGTAGGTTAGGTTCTACTGGTGGCGCTCATAACATGGGGCAACTTGAGGAAGCCATAGGACAAGGGCAGACACAACGTAGAACTCAGGCCTTCTCTCAGGCCCAGTCATTAATCAACAGTCTGCTTGGTAGAGAAAGTGGTGACATTGCTACAGCAACTGGTCTCCTTGACATACCACTTCAGTTGAGTAATGTTGGTAGAGGTATAGGCGGTAATTTGGGCGGCGTTGCGGCGGCGGGACTTAAGTCCAGGGCCGACGCAGCACAGAACCTTAGTGCCACTATGGCTGCAGGTGGTACCGGGTGGGGTAATGCCCTAACCGGACTTGGTGGTATGTTTACCAATAACTTTGAACGACCAAAACAACAACCAATCAACATTACCTTACCACGTGGTACATAAAAATGGCTATTGAAGGACTTACGGGAGGAGACATACCTCAGTGGCTAGAGGACTGGTTGTTGTTTTTAGGGGTTATGTCCCCTGAGGAAGCGACTAACGAGATTAGTGCTGTGAATGACACACAGAGTTCCAATAACAATGCGCGACATACTGCTATGGTCCCTTTGTCTGATGGTTCCGCTGATCTAAACAATGATCCTACTTATAACTCTAATTCAAATGTGTCCTTAAGTGACTTCTTCTCCTTGAACAACTTAGGTAAAAGTTTTACGGGTGCCTCTGATGACCTAAGTAAGGCCTGGGGGAACAATAACTTTAATACAAGTGATTTTATAAATGCCATAACTCCTGGTTTTATGGGGGGTAATACAGCAAGTAAACCTGGGTATTCAGTAACCCCATGGGATCAAGTTTTGTCTAATTCTACGACATTGTCTGGTGCCACAAGGAACGCACGTAATGTAGATGCATTTTGGTCCAATCAAAACTCTCCTATTATGGGTAAGTTAGCTGGACTTTCGGCGTTGGCAATTCCTGCGGCAAGTCTTATCCCTGGTGGTTCTTTACTGGGTCTTGCAGGTGGTCTGTTTAATGCTATGGGTGCATATCAAGACCCAAGTAAAGTTGAAGGTCCTTCCTATTACGATTGGGAAAGTGGTATGTTCGGAGGGGCACTTAACAGTGATACTCCAAGCGGTTATTTCTACCAAGAAGGTGCTAAAAATAATGCTAATTTTGCTGCAGAACTTGCAGCCTTAGACCCTGGATCACAATCACCAACGTCCTTAGGTTGGGCTTTAAATGCTGATCTTGCCGATGCCTTATCTCTTGGTTTAACACCGGACAATATGGCTTGGGGTACTGATTTATTTACTGAGGAGCCTCAGAACTATGGACAACAAATGTCCCAGTACGGAGTGACTAATGATGAAGCTATTAACTCCCTTTCGGCACAACGAGGTAACGCTTGGAACGCCTTCGCAGCTAACTTAGAAAGCCAAGACCCAACTATAGGTTATAATCAGTTGTCCGACTTAGCACAACAAGAAGCTCAGAATATGCAGGGAGAGGCTGAGGCAGCGGCTGAGTTGGCGAGTACCCTGCTGGGTGGTGAATCACAATGGACCGATTATGGCCCATCAGTGGGTGACGGTTCTTCTGGTGCGGGTGACTCACAAGGCGGTGGAAGTGGTGCGGGTGCCAGCCCATCTGATGATGGCGACAATGATATGGGTCCGTGGTGATCACTGATGCCTACTAATTCACAAAGGAAGATATAGACATGGCAACTAACAATCCATTTAATTTATTCCAAGGGGCTACTCCGGGTGACGTACAGCAACTTATGCGCCAAGAGAGAGCCAAGAGGATACAGGATCAATTTAATACTGTAGCCGCTACTGGTAATGTCCCCGCTGCAGTGGCCGCTAGGGCGCGTCAGGCACAAATTGAGGCTATTCAAGGTGCCGGTGGTGGTCTCTTAGGGGCCGCAGGTATGCGTAGGGAGGACCCTAGGCTACTTAAGGCACGTAAGAGAGAGACTGACAAAGCTAAGTACATGGAGATGTTCAAGGACCTTAAGATGGATAGTCCTGAGGACTTCTATAAGATGTCTCAAGTCTTTATGGCTGATGGTTATATACAGGAAGCTCTTCAACTAACGGATCAGGGCCATGCCTTTAGGAAAGAGGCCAGAGGTGATAAGGGTCTGGACCTTAAGGCAGCTGCGGATGCATTTGATCGTGAACATAAAACACATGGGATGTCAGTTAAGAACAAGACCTTACAGCTCAATGAACTCATGGCTAGACATGGCCGTCAGCTTGACTGGTCTAAGTTTGGTCTGGCCGAAAAGGACTACGGTCTTAAGAGGGATATATTCATAGCTCAGGAAGCCTTCAGGGATAGGTCCCAAGGGTGGAAAGAGAAGATGGATGAGATCAACAACAAGCTGGCTGAACGTGGTTTGGACATCCGTGTGGAGGGTAACAACATTGCCCGTCTTGGTACTGTGGGGAACTTAGAACTAGGGAAAGCGAGGCTCTCATTTGATCAAGTGAAAGAGTTGTTTAAACAAGACCTAGAGACAAGTAGACTAGGTATTGACAAGATGTTGGCCCAAAATAGGGTCTTTGTTGATGGTAAGAACATAGAACACCAAGGGCTGTCCTTAGAACATCGTAAGGAAGTGGCGAAACAAGACCACGACCTACGCCAGACTTTAGGTATTGGTAATCTTCAACATAAGGCCGCTAGTCTTAAGGTACAAAAGTACGCCACTGAACATGATATAGCACTTAAGTACAAAGGTCAGGCTTTAAACGAAAGGCAACACTCAGAGAATATGGAGCTTCTGAGGAATAGGTTTGACTTTGATAAATATAAGTTTACCGCTACTATGAATGAGACAGCCAAGCAACGTGTTGTTAACATGGAACTTGCTGAACGTAGGCTTGAACTACAGGAACGTGGTATTGATATAGATGAGTTAGATAAATCAGAACGTAGAAACTTAGCGTCTAAGATGTTTGCTGAGGACAAGCGTATGAACATACATAAGATGTCCGAGGACGAGAAGAATAGGCATCTCACTGAGCAACTTGCTAACTATAGTAACCATTGGAAGGGAAGGGCAGACGAAGTAGCACGTATGTCACTAACACAGAAGAAGGAACTATGGAAAGAAGAGATGGCCTTTAAGACTAGGATGGCCCATATTGAAGGGGAGTATACGATAGGTGCTGCTGCCATTAAAGCCAAGGCTCCTAAGCCTACTGAAGTAAAGGCCGTGACTGACAATGATCTATTGGAAATGGAGAACTTTCTTGAGGCTCATCCTGATATTGAAAAGAGAATAAAGAACTCAGGCATAGGACCTTGGTATACTGGAGGTAATGACACAGAACAACTCTCAGCCCTTAGTAGTAAATATAAAGCTTGGAAAGGGAAGAATAAAGGAAGAGGAATGACTAACTTCTTTGATGCAATGGTAGGTTCTAAAACAGGAGCCTCTGATGGAGGTGATGATAACTTCAAAGGCACTACAGTTAAGAAGAAAAAAGGTAACCAGGAGTGACAGTCTTAACACTTGCGGACATACAAAGCTCAGAGACTCTTCAGTCCTTAGGCGCACTTGCGGGTGACAAGGTTGAGGATGGTGGCTTAGTACGTGTGTTCTCTGAAGATGAGGACGAACTAGGGCAGAAGATCACTGCACAGGACATCTCTCAAAGTGAGACACTTCAGAAGCTAGGTGCTAAAGACGGAGACCGTGTTGTCAACGGGGAGTTGATCCAGACTGAACAGGACTCAGCATGGAGAGCCTTTAGGTACGGCAAGGCTAAGGGTGAGGAAGAGGGTATCGTTGACTATGCCACTAACATACTGACACAACACTTTCCTACAGTGGGCAACATGGTGGACTATGGTCTTAATCGTATTGCCCACCATCTTCTTCCGGGTGACCTCACTGATACTTGGGCTGATAAATTAAGAAGCCATAACCGTAAGTATCAATCTGCCGATGAGAGATATGGTGAGGGGTTCACTCAGGCCACACCGGACCAACGTAGGGAGATGATGCTACGGGCCAAGGAACGTGCATTACAGAAGCAGTTCAAAGGTTACGTACCTCAGGGTGGTTTTGCTCAGGGTACCGGTGAAATATGGGGTACACTTAAGGACCCTACTACACTCCTTCCTGCTGGTCAGGGCATTAAAGCCATGGTGGGTATAGGTGCGGCTATGGGTGGGACCTATAGTGCCGCTCAGGACTTAGCGACTAAGGGGAAAGTTGACCCCACTAAGGCTGGTCTCTTTGCTGCTGGTGGTGCCGTGTTACCCGTCGGTATAGTAGGTGGTTTCAAAGCCATCCCTATAGTCAAGAAGGGTGTGGCTGGTCTGTACACTAAGGGTACATCACAGAAGATAGTACGTAAGGCTCAGGCTCTGATAGCCAAGAAGCAGAGTCAAGGAATTACTGTGACTGAGAAGTCTCTCCCTGAGATAGCACAGGAAATAGGTGTGTCACCCTCAAGACTGGTTGACTCATACAAGGCACAGAAGGTAGAGCCTAGGTTCCATAGCTCAGTGGACGAGGCAGAGAAGGCACTACAGGCCTCCATAGCTGAGGACAGTTCCATGTTAAGGACTGTATCCAAACAGGCAGACAACTTCTTAGGTGCCCTCTCGACACGTATAAAGAACATAGACGATGGACTCTATGGTAGACTTATGAAGGCTGAGTTCGACCTACATAAGAACACCCAAGGCTACCTGTCACGTACCGAACCCTTTATGAGACAGATGGACACTTTACCTAAGGAAGCCCAACAGGAATTAAACTTCTATCTACGTAGTGGTAACTTTGACGCAGCCGAGAGTTGGATGAGAGCCAAGGCACCTCAGTTACTTGAGACTACTACAGGCCCCACCAGGATGGTCATACGTCCATTCGATGACGTTAAGCAAGTGTTGACTGACTTAGGTGAGGAGTTGGCCGCTAATGGTCATAAGGTGGACGTAGAGAACTACTTCCCCTCCAGTGTCAAGAGCTACGAAGGTATACTTAAGGGACTTGGTGTCAAACAAAGAAACATATTTACTAAGGAACTGGAGAAAGTAGCCGCAAGTAAGAAAAAGACAGTGGGACAACTTACTGACACAGAAAGAGATAGAGCTATAGAGAAGGTTATCAAGGGGAAGAACTTTGATAAGTCTGACGTAGGGCCTAGGAATACTAAGCAAAGAATGTTGGGACCTGAGGACTTAAGTGTTGAACTGATGAAGCATTATGAGTCCCCTGTCCATGCACTTCAGTCCTACATTAGGTCCTCAGTTAACCATGTGGAACGTAAGAAGTTCTTTGGTAAGACTGTGGTGGATGATCTTGATGACGCTTCAGGGATGGACGTAAACGCCTCTATCTCTACACTAGTGGAAGAGATGAATGCTAGGGGTAACCTCACTACTGATCAGGCATTAGAACTACAGAAGGTCTTAGGTGCTAGGTGGTCTAGTGACGGGAAGCAGATGCATGGTGCATTGATTGGTATAAAGAACTTAGGTTACATAGGTACACTTGGGGACTTCATGTCCACCCTAACACAGATTGCGGACACAACTAACATCATGGGTTATCATGGGTTTGGTAATACCATCAAGGCCGCATTCAAAGCCAAGGACTTCAAACTGGACGACATAGGTATGGCGGACAGTATTGCCAGAGAACTAGGTGACTCAGGTAAGTTCTCCAAAACACTCAACAGTGTCCTTAAGGTTACTGGTTTTAAGAAGATAGATAGGTTTGGTAAAGAGACCTTAATGAATGCAGTTAAGAAAAAGTACAGTAAGCAATTGAACACTCAGAAAGGTGTCGATAAGTTCAAAGAGAAATGGGGAGACATATATGGTCCTGAAATTGACACTATCATAGGTCAACTTCAGAGAGGTGAGAAGACTGAACTTACTAACCTCCATATGTTTACTAAGCTATCTGAGCATCAGCCCATCTCCTACAGTGAGTACCCCGCCGCCTATATGAACAACCCTAATGGCAGGATATTCTATATGCTCAAGTCCTTTACCCTTAAGCAGTACGACTTGGTCAGACGTAATCTATATCAGGAGTTTAAGAAGGCAGGTAGTAAAAGAGCTAAGGCTAAGGTAATGGCTAAGGCAGGTAAGGTTGCCGCCTTCATGTCAGCCGGTGGTTTAGGCGTGGACAAGACAAAGGATTGGATATTAGGTAGGGACATTAAACCTGAGGACTTAGGATGGGACGCTGTCTATGCTTTGGCGGGTGCCTTTGGTGTCAACAAGTACGCAGGTGATAAGTTCCTTAAGCAGGGGGACTTAGCTGGTTTTGCGGATAACCTTACTGACATACCATTGCCTGTGTTCCAAGGGATACAGTCCCTAATGACGGGTGACTTCACTAAGACCGCTAAGTCAGTACCCATCATAGGCAGGACGTTACACTCAAGGGCCTTTGGTGGGGCTAAGAAGTACA